AAAATTTTACCTGCGTAGTGTATTAACATCCCGCCGACTCCGGCACTGACGGCGAGAAGCATACCTATTGTAAGACCAGTTTGAAATAAAGGAACGAAATCAATTATAGACACTTCCATTTATTCGGCCCCCTTTAGAAAAAAGAAGAAAATAAACATTATTAAAACACCGACTATTACTCCAGTTAACAGGAATGTTCCTGAGATAACCACTTCAATTAACACTTTGACATCCGTAAGCACAAGTTGAATATCATCAATAACCTGGAATAACTGAATTACATCCGCCGGTTCCATTACATCACCTACTTAATCGCTTGCTTTTCTTCAAAATTTACGGCAGAAATAAATTCTACACTACCTATAGTAGCTATTGCCTTGCCACCGGCACCGACTCTAACGCTAAATTCTAAATCATAATAACCAGGAAGTACGGTAAATGCCCTCACCATACCATCTGGAATTGACATCTTCCCTGTTTTAAGGCCCATATAACCTTCGCTATCTGACTTGTCCAAAAAATAGATAGTATTTCCTTTTATTGCCCTCCCGTTCTCGTCCTTAAAATCAAATGATTGCAAACCGACCACCAAAAATTTAGCCATTTTAACAGTCTCCTTCCTATATTTTAATTATCTTAAAAATTTTACTATAACTATTCTACATGAATTTTAATTCACCTTCTTTTTTTCCTGTTTTTTTTGCTTATGGTTGTATCATTTTATATGATATACTTATCTATATCTTCTTTCTTGATCCATTTCACTTTTACATATTCATTTTCAAAATCCCATCTTTCCGGGGAAGTTAGCAGCTTCCCTTGTTTTATTTTTTCTGCCCTATTCAATCCTTTTGAACAATAATAAAGATTATTTTCCAGTCCAACATTTGTTTTTGCCATTTCTTTGGTTATGTATTTCGTTATATAAGCCGCTACTGCTTCTTTATTTTTGATTTCACCAACAGAACAATAACCAAACCTTTTTGAATATGCGAGGTAATTTCGATATCGTGACCGTATCTTTTCAGGTACATTCGGGCCGAATTCATATAACATTTTTGGATTTAACCCGTTTAGAAGACCATGAAAGTGCCATGCCCCATCTTTGTGTTGTTCTGGTATTATCAGATATTTCAAATCAGGTGCTTTAGCATCCCTACGCTGATTTCTTATAAATATCGACAAATCCTTTTGAAATACCGGCAGGTTATAACGATCATATTTAGTTGAATCCAATGTACCAGTCATAAAATGCGACCATTCATTACACATTGCGATTTCATATATTCTCGACTTTGACCTTGAAATACTATTTTCCATCTTTTCTAACCCCTTAATCTTTCTTCCATGCTTACGGCAGAACAACTCCCATTCGTCCAATACTTCCTCATAACCTGGTATCCTTTTGCTATTCATGAAAATCAATTTATAACGATCACCATATCTCTTTACCATGCATACCTCACGCAAATAAATACATGCATGGCTTGTCCTAATTTCTAACCACCACCTTTATAGAAATGTTAAGCTAGCTTTACAGAAACGATCAAAAAGTGTTACTAAGTCAAGTAAGCGAACCTCTCCTTAACGTATGAAAACAACATAAACCAATATTCCCTATCTGTNTCTGAAACCGGTTCTACNTCTTGCAACCGCAACCACACATAAAAATCCATCTTAGCATCTCCTTTCGTTTGGGGGTTCGTTTTTTATGGGACGCTGGCGCGAACGCATCCGCTATCGNTTATGGCTTTCACCGTTGCTAATTAACGTAAGACCGAGCCCTTCNTCTCGACACCTTTTTTATGCAATCAAGGTACGTAAACCCGTCTGCATCCGCTTTGCTTCTTCAGACAGGCTTACGATATAGAAAAGCAACAGTTCAGCTCCACAAGTTACGCTGAACAGCTGCGGGAGAACCAAGGTACGTAAACCCGTCTGCATCCGCTTTGCTTCTTCAGACAGGCTTACGATATAGAAAAGCAACAGTTCACACCTTTTTTATGCAATCAAGGCAACAAACACATCCTGTGTTTGTCACCCTTTTCAATTGTTTTTCATCGGTAACCGGTGCAAGGATAAACCCTAACGGGCAGCAAAAGCTGTCCTTGCACCTGGCGGTAACTTAATCGCCTGGATTAGACTTATAGGTTTCCGAAAGAATAAAAAGACCAGTAATAAAAACCTGACGGCATAACTCATCTACTGACCAACTGAAACCGGCAGATTCAACCAGCCGGTGGAGTTCGGAAATCTTCTTTTCCACATCATTGCGAACGAGCCAGGCCTGTTTTTCCAGGTCCTGACCACACAGAAATAATAGATATTCTGAAACCGTCATTTCTTTTGACTTAGCAAGATCCATGATAGTGGCCTTTTGTTCGGCAGTTACCCGAATCATAATATTTTCTGATTTAACTTTTGACTTTTCGAAAATTCTCATATAATCTTTCCCCTTTCCTGGGATGAGGCCCCAGCTTTTTACCTTGCAGGATATTCTTCGATAATCTCCCATCTACCATCCTTTGTCAGTTTTTCAATTGTTACCATGTTGTTATAAGTCATTCCGTCTTCCACTGTCATTCTAGATAACCAAACTTTGGTATCTTCTGTCTTGATTTTTAAGTTGTCTGTTTGCCCCTGGCTAATAGTTTCTAATTGTTGTAACTCTCTCAGTGTGTATCTTCTCATTTTTATTCTCTCCTCTTTTATTTTTTTTGTTTTTAAGGATTTTACCCTTATTACTACCTAGCTTTCCAGCTAGGTGAGGTTTTAATTATTTGTGACAATATCCATTCGTGCTAACTTTGATTCCATTCTTTAGAATTACTATGCCATTTCTACCAATATCATAATGTTGGATAACTTCAAAACCTATAGACCGTAAATAATCTGCCATTCCTTTTCCATCTAAATCATATCTGACACCATTTGTGTCTAGATATCCTCCTTTTTCGGATGCTTTGATAACATCATCATAATCAAACATTGTATATCCTCCTTCTGCCTATGTCCAATCTAGGGCACAGGCAGCGGGGCAAGGCCCGCTATTCATAGGCTATTTCATAAGCACGATTTACAGTACTTGCAAGCCCTCGACTCCATTTTGTAGTTCCTTTGAGGTAACCGCTGGGTGTGCTTATAGTGGCGGCATAAACCTCGCGGCTGCCACGAAACCTCCAGGGCCTAGCCCAGATGTGAACTACGTAGTTGTTTACTTTAAAGGTATTAATTTTATATGGGGTTGCCTTCTGTTCCTTCATTTGATCGCCCTCCTTTTTCTTTTATTCTAACCTATATTATACACCTTGTCAATACAAATTGTATCGACAAGTTTCGACAAATAATAAGCCAAAAAATTTTTGGCCGCTTCGCGGCCATTTACAGTACTATATACCTAGTGACACCATGGGGCCCCCCCAAGACGGCCCCCCATGGTATCACTAGGTTCCTTCATCTTCTGTATAAATTACATCGATGGACTCCTGGCAGCCCTCCGGTATTTCCTCTGCTATCCCCTTCCGCCTTGCCTCTATTTTGGCGATTAGTTCTGGCGAGATCGTAAAACCGGAGAACATCCGCATTGAATCATATCGATCAGCTATTTTTTTACGAAACAAAAAGAATTCTGCACCAACTCTCTGCTTCGCTGTGTACCAATACTCAACCGCAACAAACATCGTAAAAGGCAGAAACGCAAAAGGCCCGAAGTTATTTGTTTTTCTGTGTTTCTTTTCTGTCTCTATATAACCTCGTATCTGCCTATCTATCATCCTGTCGTTTTGGGCAACCAAAAG